AATGGAATGTTAAAAGCCTGGCTAAGGGCTTTGTTGTCTGGGGCTTTATCCATGATAACTGACCAGCGTTTATTGGTATGCTGGGCGTTTGTATAGACGAGCCCGTGTGCTGTCGCGATGAAGGGTGATGCGCAGTCAAAAGAAATGGTAAAGTTTTCATTAATGCTCTTTCGCACTTGGCGTTGGATTGAAGTTAGATAACAAGACCAGTCTAATTGGGCAGTACCCAAGAAGTGCATCCAGTTTCTGTCATCTAACAGTTTCTCATCACGGAGTATGATGATTCTCTTTAGTGCAACTTCCATGTCACACATATTCTTACCACCCATAGCCCAACCTTCAGTTGGTAGGTGTTTAACAGCATCGTACCAAGTCTGTGCTGTATCCCAGTCACTGCCTTGAAGTACATTTAAAAACTTAGTTTGACCTAAGCGATTACGAATAAAGTAATCATTATTGTGTAAAGTTTTTTGCAAACAGTCGTTGAAGTCAATAAGACCTGTCTTTGGTCTGTGAATATGATCACTGGCCCATGTAGGAACGTCTAGCAACATTGACCAATCAGCAGTTAGTTCTAACCAATTAAGGATGTTATCACGAGTTTTGTTGGCAGCAGGGCCTTCAAAGTTCATCCAATCAAACTTTAAAACACCTTTACCAATCTGATATCCACCGGAGTCGCCGACAATAACTGTGTTATTGCGATCACGGACCTGTATCATACTGTCTTGAATCATTGTTTTTTCAAGATCTAACTGTGCATGACCTGCTGAATACAAACCATATTTGTAGGTAAAGTATCCTTGATCTGCATTTAAGAAGTTCATACCTTCAATGCCGCGATCAAACCCTTGAGGAATACGATCCTTAGGAACAAACTCTTCTATTCGTTGTTTAGCAACGTATGTACTATAGAAAGAGCTAATAGCAGGTAGGTATACCGCATAGTCTTTCTGTCCTGGTGTTAAATTAACTGGCGCTTTCATTATGTTCCTTAACTAGTTTAGCAGTAATATCCAATTGCTGCTTTGCTTTCTTCATGTTCTCTAATGCAATTTTAACAGCATCGTTGGTTTCTGCCAACTTTTCCCACTCCATTTCTTCTGCAATCTTCTTTTTAGCCCAATTTACAGTGAGTTGAACATCGCCGCTAACTTGAATATCAGCGGTCTTGCCATACATTTGCTGCCAAAGGTTCATGCTACCGTCAAAGACTTCTATGCAATTGTTATTGCCATTCCATCTCATCATGCCTGAACTAGGTGCGTTCATGTTAATGTGAGGCATACTGCTCCCCCCTGAGCTTACCCAAAGGAGGGGACTACCTGTAGCAGTAATGTTTGTTATCATGCTTGTGCAGGAATAATGTATTTGTAAGTAGCAAGACCACTATCAAGTGTAATTTGAATAGCACCTTCGTTTGACAAGCTCATTTTTGTGTTGTTTACATCTGCAATCTTAAGAATGCTCAAGATTGGCATAACCGGCCAAGTCCATCCGCGATCAAGTTTACCTGCAACGTTCTGTGCAAAAATAAACTCGCCTGCGTGTGTACTTGCATCGCCAAAGATAAACTTTAGATTGCCGCCATCTGTCTTAGCAAGAAATGTAGGATGCTCATTGTGTGCTCCTGCTTGGAAGTTAAAACGTGTAACAGCAGCCACAGTTGGCTCTAGTTCAACATCCCACTTAACACCACGGAACTTAACAGTTTTCATTTTTTCGTTGATAACTTCAGTGTTCATGAAACGATAGTCGTTTTTAAAGTCACCGTCTTTGTTTTCAAAGTGAATACCAACAGGAACATCTTCACCATTGCGTTGTGCAGTGGTAATAGAAATTTTTGCATTCTCTTTGTACTCAGCACCTTCAATTAGGTATTTGAGTTTATTAAGTTGTGGCATACCAAACACGCCAACCATGTCTGGATAAGGAGCAGAAGTTTCTGCTTCCATAATAACACTACGGTCTTCTGCCATAGCGTTAATAACTGTTTTATTTCCGTCGCCTGTAACTTTAACTGTAGTTAAGAAGCCTAGGTTCTGTGTGTGCGATACGATATCTTGTAAAATGTCTTTCATTGAAAGTTCTCCTGTATATTAAGATTATATTTAGATCTAGAGTAAAAAGCAACCGCAATTTACTCAAAGTCAAAAAGTTTATTGAATGTATTGTCCGAACGTGTGCTACTGATGTCCCATTCCAAAACACCAATTAAGTTTTCTAGTTTTTCATCGATAACTGCGTTTTCCATCTCAGCATCGTTAAAAGGCAGATCCTTAAACCATTGAGGTAGTCTAAGTTCATCCACAGGATACGCTACTGAAGTATATCCCATTGGATTGTCTTTGACCTTACAGACAATAACTTTTGCACCATCCGTAATAGCCATAGAATATTTGTCATCCATCATACGTTTCAAAGTGTTCCAGTTAAGACTTGCACGAACGTGTCCGGGCATGTTCGCCTTACCTGCTTTCTTTTCTTTGTCGCGATATTCTGAAATTTTGTTTGCACGTTTGGGCGAACCTTTCTCCCAACCGGGTCTAGTTTTAAACTCTGTACGGAAGTTAGTAATGTATTCAAGCACATCCTCTTTGGTACCATTATTTAGGACCATAGTCAACACCTCACTTAAAAAGTCTTGAATAACCACAGGAGTATCACTACGCTTCAAATCAAGACCCATGGCCTTGATCTTGCCTGGCTTGCCATCTATGTCTGCACGTTTGCCTTCTTTGTCGTAATACAGTACAGCATAACGTTTCTTGGTAATGAACAGGCCACGACTTGCAACAATTTCACGACCCGCTTTAATAACTTCACCACGTGTCTTTGGGCAGTGGAAAGCGTCTAGCATAAACTTAGAGAAAGTTGAGTTTACTTCTTCACCGATGGTGTCGTAGAGTTCAATGACGTTTTCTTTAGACCAAGGGATGTTTCCTTTTTCAATGTCCTTCTTAAGAGTGCTATAAGCACTAAAATAACAACTGTCAGTGTCACCATAGATAATTCCTTTTCCTACGTGATCATTGGTTCCTGTGATGATCTCATTTACTTTACCAGCCATGTGTCTAGCAATGGCACGACCTGTTAGTGTAGTTGACTGTCCAATGCGGTTGTCAAAGAATCTGCAACCAGGATTTAAAATAGCACCGTACAAACTGTTCAAGTTAATTTTCTTAACTAACTGTCGCTTGTCCCAGTATTCTTCTTCAATCTTGTTACCTGCTTTGATACAGTCTTTAAGTTTAGCTTGCATGTCTTTACGTTCTGCATACCAACGTTTTAACAGGCCGGGAATGATACCTTCTTTTTCGTAGGTAAAGATAGTTCCATTAGCACTAAGCATCCAAGGTTGATTGCTGTCAAAGATTAGATCATGAAGTTGTGCAGCCGATAATGTATCACTACGGTCATCTTCCCAGTCAATGGTAATTTCACGACCAACTTCTCTGTTCATTACCGCAGTATATTCTAAGCTGCCAAATATACCTTCCCATGCACTAGCAAAACTTTTACCTTTGGCAATTTCCCCTTCAATGAATGCTTTAGTACCATCTTGACGTAGTTGTCCTACAATGGTTTCTGGCCCCATGTTCAAGGCACGAATTGCAGAGGGGTACAGTGAATTAATGTCTAATGAGCCGATCCACTCGTGAATACCTTTCTTAGGATAGGCAACATAAGCACCAGCAGCCTGATTACTAAAACCTTCTTCTCGAGATATTCTATTAGGAACAATGAATCCACGTTTGTGAGCTTCATTGATAATGGCCTGTTCAGTTACAGCCACAGCACCCATTGTGGTCTGTAGCAACACAGTACATTCATGTGCCAGTGTGTTGGCAAGATCCATGAACTTTAGCTTCTTGTCAAGTTTATCTAGTAAGGCACAGTCTTGTCTGTTGTATTCAATAAACTTTCGAAAATCATTGTTATACAGTTGATCAAGTGTACCTTCATAGACAGTCTTGTTCTCACCTATCTCCATTTCTCCAATAGCATCCAACCTATAGGTGTGTCGTTCTTCATAGGTGTACTTGCGGTACAACTCGAGACTGTCCAAATGAACACGACCAATAAAATCATAAGTAACAGCGGCTTTTCCATACTTTTCGTATTCTCGTTTCTTAGGGAATTGATTCCAAAGGCAGAATCTGCGTGTGTCTTCTTTGCTTAGAACTTTGGTAACACGATTAACGGTATAAGGAATATCGAAGCCTTCGCTGTTCCAGCCACTTAGTACATCTGCTTCTTGAATCAAATCTAAGAACATGTCTAACATATCTGCTTCATTGTCAAACAAATAGGTGTTAGGAAATTCCTCAACTTGCTTCTTGGCTTCTTCCATACTCAGGGTCTTGGGCGGAATAGCCAAACAGATCATAGTGTCTAACCATTGTAGGTGAACAGCAATCGCAGTGATTGGCATAAATGCATCTTCTGGGCTTGCATAGCCTCGTTCTGGATCAAAGTCCACCTCAATGTCAAACCATGCTACATTTAGTTTTGGTGCATCAACATTAAGATAGTTGTCTTCTAGACAGCGGTAAATGGGATTGATATCGCTTTCGAATAACTTTTTGCCACTGTAGATAGCAAGTTCTTTTCGATGTTCTTTGACGTTTTTGGAACTAACTCGTGTTAACGGTTGTCCAAAGATTGAGGTAAATTTACCTTTAGGGTCTGGGTAATAAAATATATGACGGGCAGGATATTCTTTATAATGCCTAACACCTTTGTCGTCTCGTTCGACAACATTAATGATATCCTGCTCTCGATTATAGAAAGCGTCTACGTAACTCAAATTTTTCTCCTATGTCAATTTTAGGCTGACAAATACCTAAGTGCGGTTTATGGCCCGCCTACCTTCTAACTTTATTTAACTAATTAGCATTCTTGCTAGGCCAAGACTATCAATTGCGGTTAGCAAGATATAGTTAGCCAACATACCAAAACTCTTCCTAGTCCATGCAGCCCAAGCATACATAGCACAGCCACTAATCCAGACAGGATATAGTATGAGAAGAGGAGGAGAAGGGACTGTGACTGCCATTGTGATACTACAGCCAATAGATACAGCCCAAGCAAGGAGCTCAACAATAAACCTAGGCTTATTTGAACTCCAGTCATCCTTGATCCATTCTAGAGTTGGTTTTAATATTTCATTCATTCAGGCAAACGTTTTGTTACGCCAAGAATCATTTCAATGTCATTCCATTCTTGTTCGTGGTCTTTCCAATTATCTTTATGTGCAATGGAAATTGCTTTATTAATAATACTAGGTTTAATTTGTAGTTCTTCTGCTACTGCTTTAACCGTTTCTTTTAAACCTTCCTTGAGGTCTTCTACTTCACGTAAGACATTTCCACCTTCGGTGATTAATCTTTCCAGTTTAGCTTTTTCTTCGGGTCCATACATTCTTGTCGACATAAGTGTTCTCCTATAGAACTATTATATAGTCAAAGAAAAAGCCGGTCAATGATTAACCGGCTTTGAGGGTCCATATTGGACTGATTAGTTTTGGTCTTCTGCTAGTACATCGTACATTTCAAATACACCACCCATGCGCTCGTAGACCATACCTGCATAGACTTCGGCCTTCATGCCTTCGCCTAATTTCTGTTTGGCAATACGTTGTGCCCAAGCAAACAACTCTTGATCAACTGCATCAATTTGTTGCTGGCCTCCGCTTTCAACAACCAACTTCATCATTTCACGAAAAGTTAATTTTTGTTCAAATGATTCGGCAACAACCTTTTTAGAAGTTTTTACAGACTCATCTTTCTTGGCAAACGGATTTACACCTTTCTTAGGACCATCACCTTTCTTTTTATCAGCAACAGCTTTCTTCATTGGCTCTTTCTTGTCGCCGTCTTTATCCATGTCTAGGAAGTCTGGCTTAGAACCTTCTTCCATATTCTTTTTCTTATCAGCTTTCTTTTTGTCTGCTGCTTCTTCTTTTTTAGCTTCGACCATCTTCATAAACTTAGATTTAAATTCTGGTTCAATGCTTTCTTTCTTGGCCTTCTTCTTAGCTGGCTTGTCATCTTCATCACTGTCGGTTTCAGCTTTGCTGCCACCGTAGTTCTTACCTGCTGTGTGCTTAACACCAGTAGCAGTCTTTTCAATAGTACCACCTGTTGAACTTGGCTTTTTATCACCAACTTTCATTTCTTCTTTGACTTCTTCGTCTTTCTTTTTCTTGGCTTCTGCTACGTATGTAGTTTGGCCAGATAGAACGCGAAGTTGTGCATCTTCGTTAAGCTGTACAGCTTTGGCAATTGTTGGTGCAGCTGGAGTAGCGATTGGAGCATCCATGCTGTCTAGTTTGCTGAGTATTGATTTAAAGTCCATTTTTAAAAATCCTAAGTTTTAAAGGTCGTATTGTATTTATCTTTTGATTGCAGAGCCGCCACCAAATATATTGGAGCCTTTCATATCGAGGGCATTTTTGGCTGTACCATCCTTGTTTTTAGCTTGTACAGCTTGGGGAACAGCTGGTGCTTTTGTACCGCTTTTGCCCGGACTGCCTGTGTAGCTCTTGTTTCCGCGGTCTTTTCCAATGGCTAGGTGCGGGCTTACAACAGTACCTATATTAGCGGCACTAGTTGCTCCTGCTGTAGCTGATTCAAAGACTTCACGTATTTTCATATAGTATTTATTTCATTGCTACCTGAAACGATTTAAGTTTATCACTGCGTTGATCAAGGTGTTTAAGTCCGGGATTGATGCCTTTGGTAACATCTTTAACATTATCGTAGCTTATGGCCTTATTGCTGACTCGTTCCTTCCAAAACCATACAGCTACTTTAGCGGCTACTTCGGGTTTTTCTACTAGTTGTGGCTTTTCTGCTAAAGGTAAACCCAGTGCTTGACCAGCTTTGGTATAGTTGTACTTTCCGGTTAATTGGATGTATCCACGCCCTTTGTACTTGGCACCATCTCCGGGTTTGGTATTTCCTAGTGCTTTGGCTTTCTTTGGAGCAAATTTAGGATCGTATTTTTTAAAATCCAAGCTACCGCCTATTTCTTTCATGTGTTTAAAGTCCATAGTTTCGTGAGCACATTGTGAAAGAAACGCCGCAAGCTCTTGACCTTGTATGCCAGCTTTTTCTGCTGCTTTCTTTAGTACCACTTCGTGCGGATTGCCTGTAACTGTTTTAGCAATATCTTGTTTGCTGACCTGTTGTACAATGCTGGGTTTTTCTACAGGTTTCTTTTTAGCAGCTTCAGCATCACCATGTGATCCTAATGCAGCAGCACCTAAGGCAGCACCAGCTACCCAGTCTTTCCACCCTTCGTCTGTTAGGTCTTCTTTCTTGGCACGACCAGCTTTCATGTTGGCTAACCAATGTGCCATGCGAGCTTTTTCACCTGATGAATTCTTAGCAGTTTTACGTAGGCTACTTACACTGGCTTTGGTATTAACTCCACTGCGTTTAGCAAGACCTTTGCGTCCAGGCTTTTTACCATCGGCAAAGTTTTCATTGATAAACTCGTGAGCTCGCATTAGCAGTTCCAGCGTCGTCTTGCTTTACAGATTGCTTTGTCTGGAGTTTTACTACAGCTGATATTATGCATCTTCTGCTGGCCAGCTGATCTAGAACAATAACTTGATCGGCGTTTGCTGGCCTTACTACCTCGCTTTAATTTGCTAGGCTTGGTGGTAACAGCAGTTTTTAATTTTGAGCCTGGATTTTCTCTACGATAAGAATTAACAGCCTTTTGACTCATGCCGTCAGTCTTGTCACGTTTGTTGGCCTTTTGCCAATCTTCGTTAATAAGTTCGGATGTTACAGCAAACACATACAATTCATCATCTGTAAGAGTTGATAGATCTTCCCATACAAGGTCAACATCAACAGCATGTTGATCTGCAATCTGTTCAATGATGCTTTCAATCATATCAAACTCTTCAGCAAGCTCTAGACTTTCATTCTTAGGCTTCTTGTGATGCTTTTTCATATTGATAGCAATAGCTGCCTGCTGTGCCGGCGAACCTGCTTCTTCAATGCCTTCGTTAGGTACACAGTTGTTGACTCTAACGCCACCTTTGATCTTGGTGCCTTCTTTGTGCTTGCCAGTCCAGCACTTAGGATCTAGACGTTGTTTAACTGCCTTGGCTTCTGTTAACAGTTCTATTATTTTCATACTTGGCTGTAAGGATTTCTAGGACGATCCTCTTCTCCTTTTTGTTCTGGATATATTAGATAAGTATCAACCCCTGGAATGGATCCTAAGAATTGTTCTTCTTTCATTTTATACATCGGGTCATTAGCATCTAGAACACAGTCTTGTTCTAAGCTAGTATCAACTTTGTAGGTTACACGATATTGTTTCATACAGAAAAACTACTCCCACATCCACAGGTTGATTGAGCATTGGGATTTTTAATTACAAATTGACTGCCCATAAGCTCTTCTTTGTAATCAATGCTTGCACCTTGTAGATATTGCATACTCATAGCGTCTATAAGTATTTTAAATTCGTCTAGAGGAATTTCAAAATCATCTTCGTTTTGTTCCTCATCGAGTGTAAAACCATAACTGAATCCACTGCACCCGCCACCTTGTACAAATGTACGTAGGGACATTTTAGGATTACCTTCATCATATAAGATATCCTTAATTTTATTTTTAGCAGATTCTGTAATATCAATCATTTGTTTTTCTTTGCATCGTTGTCAAATTGTTTATTAGTGGCTTTGACAATGCCTTTAAATCGTTTGTTGCCTCTTTCGTAGTCGCCTTCTTTGTCTGCGGCACTAGCATCAGCGCCAGCAGCTTTTTTATAGCGACCTAATAAATCATTAGATAATTCACTTAAGGTATCTTCCATAGACATCTGATCTTTTTTGTGTTTAAAATCGCCTTGCTTTTCTGCTTTCTTTTTATCTTTATGCGCACCAGCGCCGCCCATCTTAGCGTTCTTGGCTACAAAGTTACGTGGTTTTTCAGCATCTACTTTTAGATGTCTAACATCTTTTGATTCAGTTTTCTTAGTAGAGTCTTCGTGAGATTCTGCTCCGCGAGGTTTAATAGTATGTCTTTTGTCTCTACGATGTTTTTTACCTTCGATAATAAATTCAACTGCTCTCATAATTAACCCTTATGCTTAAAAAACTGAACTTGCCTTTCACGCTTTTCAGCACCGGCCTTAGTTGGATACTTGCCTAGATTTTTATCACCGTGCTTACTTTTTAATTCGTAACCGCCTTTAACTTTGACAATGTGTTCTTCAACTTCTTCGCCTTGCATAGCACGTTTTAATTTCCACTGCTCTATAGAATTCCATTCACGATCAGTAAGTGGTATGCCCCTACGATGTTTGTCTATTAACAATTTAATCCAATCATCGTCTTTATTTTTATAATTACTAATTACTCTTGAATCTTTAGAAGGATCCCATTTCTTTTTAGGTGGTTCTGTTTTAAGGAAATTTAAAAATCCAGCTTCTTCAATGCCTTCGCTAATGCCCATGCCTTTACGAACAGCAGCATAAAGTTTTTCGGCATATTGTCCAGCACCTGTAGCTTCTGCAAATGCTTTAAAGTCACCGTTGGCCGCGGCCGCCCTAGCACCACTAGCACTAATTCCAGCAACACCTTCAGCGCCATCTTCTCTATCACCACTAGATTTAAAGTCTAGGGTTTCAAATTTATAAAATCCATGACTCTTGCCATCGACACCATTGTAATCTTTAAGCAATTTAGCCATATCGTCTAGGCGATCACTACCGGCTACAAACGTAGCATGGCGATATCCCTGTTCATAAAGGTGTGTTGCAACTTTTACAATTGTATTGAGTCCTGCATCTTGAACAATGTTACTGGCATATTCTGGAAACATTGCTTTCATAAATCCAATCTTTGTACTGTAGTCTAATGGATTTTTCTTTTTATCCTGTGTTTGGCTTACAAAAATTTTATAATCCCCACCGACTCCTGCAACAGTATTTAATAATTGCTCATGTCCAATCGTAGGAGGATTCATTCTGCCAAAGCAGAATGCAATGTGTTTAGCTTCGGCTTCGAATAATTCTCGGAGCTTCATTTTTTATGGTAATCCCCACGTTCAATGTGACGTTCTTGCTCTTCAGCAAAGTGCTTGGCCAATTCAATTAGTTTTTCTTTGGGGAATTTAGTTGAACGTTCATCTACATCATATTTGTTGCAGTATGTTTCGCAGACTCCCTCTAAGGGTTTGATGTACAGTTTATAAGCATCTGGATGCCCTTTGTATTCTTGGTGCTTTCTAATTGCAGGAAAGAACTGTTTGCTAAGAACATCGCTGTCGTTATCAATAAAAAACTTTAGATCTCCAAGCCAGTCAATCTCATCCTTCTCGTCTTTAGGTGCGCCTATAGGGCTAAACATTTCTCTTAGTAACATTATTCAACCCCTGGGTTATATT